CGAGGGTATAACCATGTCTGGTGAAAGCGTAAAGAATTTTTTTAAACAACCTGGTACCGACCGAGACAACACATTAGTAGTTGGTGGCATCATGGAGGCAGAAGCCGGTGCTGATCTAAAAACTAAACTCGTTACTGTGGCGATCGGCGACGTATCGACCGCAGGCAGTGTCTTTGCGGTTCCTGGTGTAGCAGGGACTATCGTCGGTATTAGTAACGTCATCGATGCGGCCATCACCGCGGCAGATGCAGGGTTGGCCTTTGAGATCGGTGGCGTTGCGATTACTGGCGCAGCAATCACTATCGCAAACGCAGGATCAGCTGCGGGCGATGTCGACCAGTCAAGCCCATCAGCACTTAACGCTATTACCGCGGCCCAGGCAGTTGAAGTTGTGAAAGATGGCTTGAGTACTACGACATCAAACGGCGTTGTAACATTTGAGATTTTGCCGAGTTAATCGCTAGGCCCCACGGGGGAGAGGTAAGGATATGACTGTCCTATTAAACAACGTCAGCACTGATGTATCGGACCCACCTGCAACCGATATCTTTACGAGCCGGGGAGGCCCAGCGGTAGTTACTGTTCGTGCTGACAGCTTTGGCGGAGGTACGGTAGCGATCCAAACTCGAACAACTGAAGACCCAGGTCTTCGATGGGAAACTCTTAATAACGGAACGTTTACGGCGGCGGGCCAAGTTAAGATAGATTTCTTGCCAAATACTTTACAAGTTCGAGCTTTACTTACGGGATCTACGGGGGCGGATAATGTATTCGCCAATATTGTCCAATGACTATGATAGTTGATCTAGTCGCGGACCTTGTTGAAGAGCCTGTAAAGAATCTCATAGAAGCTCCGGCCGTTGGTGTACTTGAATACGAGTTCCAAGACGGGACGAATTACGAGTTTCAAGACGGGACAGATTTTGATTTTAACTAAGGTGTCGATATGAAATACCGGTTTTTAAATTACCTATTAGTTCTGGCCTTAGCGGTAAGTTTCAGCGGAGTTAATGCCGCTAAGCTAACAGACCAACCGTCTCTGGCGGTACCCGCACCAGCCGATGTTCTCCATGTTGTAGACGTCTCAGATACATCGAGTGGTCCAGCGGGAACATCGAAAAAGGCAACACTTGAATCGCTAGGAGGCATATTCCTCGCTACTAAATCTGTGCTGATTAATAGCCTGAGTGACTTTCCTACCCCCGTGACAGGGGTCATCACTTTGGCGGCTGAGACTGAGTATGTTATTGGGGGTGATGTTAATTTAGGTACTAACCGATTGGTGATGTCGGCCAATACAGCACTCTCGGGTATCGAATCTATTGTGGTGACCCTGACCTATACCGGTACGGGTGATATGATCACCATCCTTAACACGCGCAATCGGGTTAATAACTTATCTATATCAGCGGTCAATGGCCGTATTATTAACTTCTCCGATAACACCGATACCATTTTCCGGATGAATGATGTCAGTGTTACCTGCGCCACATTCGGACTGTTTAATAGCTCAGGCACAAATGGTTCAACTGTTCGATTCACCGCTGTTAGCCCTTCTTCAATCACTGTTGGCGGTGTGACGACTACAGGTTCTTGGAATACTTGGCTGTGGGAAACATCGGCTGTCAACATCACTAGTGGCGCGTTATTTGACTTTGGTACAGCGACCTTTGATGCAATCATCCTCGACTTGATTCTTGCTGATTTGGGAGCGGGAACAACACTGATTGATGGGTTGGCATCATCTGGGAATATTAAAGTCGGCGGTATTGGTGCTGTCACTCGAATGCTGACTAGCGGTGCCGGAACCCCGTTAACAGGCGTTACTGTTAATGATTTCCGATGGGTATTCCGTAACAACGACGACATTCAGGACACAATGCCAGATGCGATGGCATCCTTACAGGGCAATGCTACTGAGACTGTAATTGCTACCATTAATATTCCCGTTAAAGCTGCAGGAACTTGGGTGGTTGAGCGACAATCGCATTATACAGTAGATACTACGGGCCGTATCACTTACATCGGCGAGAAGGATTTAACGACCCCCGTTGATATTAGTTTGACGATTCGGTCTGCGGGCGGTACGAATAAAGATGTGACTGTGTATCTGGCCTTTAATGGTGCCATAATTGCCAATAGCGCTCGAACTGCAACAGTAGGCCAAAACGACCCGAAAAGTGTCGGCGTAATATGGCAGTTAACGCTAAGCCAGACAGATTTTTTAGAACTGTTCGTCGAAAATAATTCAGATACGGTTAACTTAGTTGTAGAATCCGCCATCTCTAGGGCCAGATAATATGCCGACATGTCAACCAATACGTAAAAAACGCCGTAATATATGTGTTGGCGACATGGAGGACGAGGTCACGCTCGAGAACCGTGACATCCAGGCGCCTGAGTTTGACACGGTTGACTTTGAGGAGGAGTTCACCGCGCCGAACCCGCCAGTATGGGCACTGGTTGAGACTGTTCGTGGTAAGACCTTCTTTGATGGTGTATCGACCGAGCAAGACATTACACACTGGATCTATATTAATTTCGATGTGACGGTAACCGCCGAGACCTGGGTCAAGCTTGATGACGGGCGACGGTTAGATATCCTGCGCGTTGAGAACCTGGACGAGCGATCAGACTTCCAGCTATTACACTGTGATGACCGTGGCGCCAGAGAGGCGAGTAAATCATAACTAACTAAAAGGTACTAAAATGAGTAATATTCGATGTAAATTTAAAGTAGAAAGTGTTACTGAAACCAAAGCAATCGGCGCTACCAATAAGTGCGCCGTATTGACGCCGGTGATAAGCAATGATCCCGATAGCGAAAACGGTAGGTTTTGGCAGTACACACCGATCGGCCGACTAGAATTACAAGTCACTAACGATTCGTTAGATGGCTTAGAGCCCGGTGCTGAATACTACATTGATCTAACTCTGGTCAGCAAGTAAAGCATGAGTGCTAAGTTTACCGCTAGCCGACAGAACCGTAAGGTGTTCGCTATTATCAAGGACCTCCCCAAACTAACTAAGCGCGGCTTGCGTCAGGGCATGTTTAAAGCCGGACACGGACTTATTGGTGTGGCTAACCGGGAGATCTTAAAAGGCGACAAGACGGGTGTCGTTTATATCAGGCGTACCCGCGCTGGTCGCAGACGTCGGCATATGTCGTCGGCACCCGGCGAGACGCATGCTAACCTGTCAGGAACACTCCGCAAGTCATTAAGCTTTCAGCTCCGCGGGTCTAGCGAGATTGAATTTGGGTATGGCGTTAGTAGTGGTAAGGAAGCGCCAGAGTATGCCAAATTTGTAGAATTCGGCACAACTAGAATGAAAGCCCGTCCAAGTTTAAATAACGCGCTAGACGCAGAGCAGGGCAACATGACACAACATTTCGGCGGTGGGATCATGAAGGTGCTCAAATGAGAGCTCAGGATTTTATCCAGCAGTTATCTGCCCGTCTCCCTACGTTCGTGGATGATTTCACGACGTCGTTCGCTGTCAGCTCTTTAACCCTCAGCGGCACAACCGTTACCGCAACAACGACAACGGTGCACGGTCTATCTGTCGGCAAGTCGGTTAACGTTGTTGGTGCGCAAACGCCAATTACGATTAGCACTATTGACCGGGTTGGCATTGTGGCCACGTTGGTGACTGCCGCCGATCATGACATGACCGAGGGCGCGTTTACTACCGTTGAGATTAGTGGGGCGACCGAGTCCGAATTTAACGGAACATTTAAGCTGCTCCGGGTTTTAAACCGCCGAACTGTCACGTTTCTAGTTGACGACAGCGGTCCAACAAGCGCCACGGGCTCACCGTTATTACTAAACGGGTCTAGTCCTTTGCAGAGTTACAACGGCCTCAAGAACGTGACAGCCGTGCCAACGACAACAACCTTCCAGTACGAGATTACTGACAGCACCTTATTTACACCAGCATCAGGCACGATAACCGCCAAAACTAACCCGAGGATATCCGGCGCCGCGACTAGTGAACGGGCACTCGCATCGTATACCGCACAGAAAACGGATGACGCCTGGTTATATGTCGTGATGAATGACGCGGTTGCTAACAAGAGCCGAGGGTTAGAGATAGACGGAACCGATAATATCCAACGGACCAACCATTTCAAACAATACGTTGCGCAGACAGTGAGCCTGTTTGTGTTTATACCTACGGCGAAGCAGATAGCAGGCAGAAAAGCGATGGACCGCGCACAGGAGTTGTTCAAGCCTATCAGCCAAAGCATACTGTTCGCTAAGTTTGATAGCTTACTGGCGAACGGTAAATACAACGCCTTAATGTTCAATGAACACGGGCTAGAAGGGTATAACACCGCTTTCTACATCCATCGGTATACTTTTGAGATGCAACTGTTGATGGGCATCGATGATACGATCGGCGCGGATGAGGATGTTGCCTTCCGTGACATTTCGATGTCACAAGGGCATAATGTGGGTACAGGTGTTATTACTTCTGAAATTGACTTAGATGACGAGCCACTGCCATGAAACTAAAACTAAACCAGCCGATGGCCGGGTATGAAGCAGGCCGCACGGTAACTGTACAGACAGATGCTAGCGGAGTACCATTAGAGAAGTTTTGGCGCCGGCGTCTGCGCGACGCTAAAATCGATAATTGTGTTGAGGTGGTTAAAGCCTCCAGGAGAAAAGCTAAATGACAACCACTATTCGCCAGCCCAAGGTCACGGTAAACATCGTCAACGCCTCGGCAACAGTTGGCAACACGCAACAACGGATCTTATTCGTCGGCCAAAAAACGGCAGCAGGATCGGCCACGGCGAGCGCACTGATTGAGTCCATCACCAACGGCGGTGCGGAAGACGCGCTGTTTGGTCGTGATAGTATGCTCGCGACTCTGATACGCGCTAATAAAGTTCGTAACCAACAAGTACAGGTTGACGCTATTTCGTTAGATGATGACGGATCGGGCGTTGATGCTACTAGTACAATAACCGTTGTCGGAACGGCTACAGAGGCGGGAACCTTTACGGTTATCACGGGCTCAGAACGTAATCATAAATTTAGTGTTGCCGTTGCGGACACTGATACCGAAACACTCATAGCTGCGGCCATCGTTGCTGCGGTTAATGCGGATCTAGATGTTCCAGTCACCGCCGCGAATGTAGCGGGTGTTGTGACCTTTACGGCCATTAACGCCGGCACATACGGCAATAGTATTGGTATCGAAATCCGTGGCACAGTAGCAGGGATTTCAAGTACTAACGTTGTTGGTATGGCTAGCGGTGCGACGGACCCTACCTTGACGGCAGTGTTCGACGTTATCGGCGACAAACGATATCAGGCTATTGTGTGGCCATATCCTAACGATACCGCTGAATTGCGCACGTTACTTGATGCCCGCTTTAATGCGGACGGCAATGTTCTCGACGGTGTTGGTTTTACTGCGCTGGCGGATACTGTTTCAAACTTAAGGACGCTGGGTGCCGCATTGAACAGCCAGAGCCTGGTTATTATCGGCGACCAACTAGAAACCGAAACAAATTACTCAGGGCCGGCGATTGTTGAGATCCCGATGGTGGTCGCCTCTCAATTTGCGGGCTTCCGCGGTTTAAGATTAGATACTGACGGGTTTAGTATTGCTGATTTAGTTATCGCCACTAATGGCCCTCTAGATGCTTTCGGTGGTCCGGCCCTCGCCTCTAAGCCGTACTTTAATACGCCTTTTGCCGAGCTTGTACCAATGCAAACGGGTCGCGGGTTTGACGACTCGGAAATTGAAGACCTAAAGGATGACGGGATTTCAGTCATCGGTAACAATATCGCTAACAATACCGTTATCTCTGGTGAGTTCGTGACTACCTATAAAACCGATACAGCGGGGAACCCTGACATAACGTTTACCTTTTTGAATTTCGTGGACACGGCCGCCCAAGCTCGAGAGTTCCTTTTCAACAACCAACGCAGTCGTTTTGGTCAGTCCCGTTTGACCGAGGGGGATGTGATTAAAGGACGCGACATGGCTAACGAGTTGATAATCCGGTCGTTCCTTAAGCGGTTGTACCAAGAGCTGAGTGGGCCTGATTTCGTACTGTTAGAATCTGGTGAAGACGCGTTGAACTTTTTTGACGATAACTTAGTCATTACTCTGGATAAGGCAACGGGAAAGGTTACCGAGCAGATAGAGGTTCCCCTTGTTACTCAGTTTAGAGAAATTTCGGCGACATTGAAAATCGCTTTTTCTACCACTTCATAGGAGGTTAGGCAATGTCCGACCAATTAAATAATATCGCCGTCCTAGTGAACAATGACATCGTCGGGTATACGGCGGACACATTAGCGTGGAAAGATGGTTTCGGAGACTACGACATCCGTAATGCGGTTGTCGGAGGTGGCCAAACGGAGCAAATCTTCTCTGAAGATCTAGGAACTAAATTTGGTATGGTTAAATTCTCGATGCCTACTACTGAAGACAATGAGAAAAATAAACGCGCTTGGAAGGTTAATAAAAATAATAATGTCGTGGAGCTAGTAGGGCCTCCCGGGACCACTTTTACTAAAATATTTACTCAGGCTGCAATACTGGAGGACCCTGAGTCTAATGCCGCTACCGATGGTAACATTGAGATAGAATTCCGTAGTAACCCTGCCCAATAATTAACAAGTCGAGGCCAAAACGATGGAAGAAATAACTTACGAACTAAAAAGCCCCTTCGAATATGCGTTTAAGGGGGAGATGCGTGACGCGGGGTTTGTCACTCTTAGGGCACCAACTGTCGAGAACATTGGGTACGTTTCTAGATTGAAGCAAGGTTTCATGAAAGCCGTGACCGCCCAAAAACAGGTAGTTGATGCGAAAGATACGGAGAGTAACGACTCAGGCAGTATTGACGACCTTACCGGTGAAATGATCATGGCAATGCTATCAATGTCAGATATTGATTACGCGGGCTACATGAACACCGCAAAGGCCACTTTTTTAGATTCAGGGATCGCACTCCTTGACGGCGAAGAGCCGCTGAAAAAAACGCTAATGTCAAAAATGTCGGTTCAGGATCTGGAGGGGATGACCGGTGAATATCTTAAGGTTTTTATCCTTACGTCTGCATTGGAGATGATGAAGGCGTAATATTTAGTAAGGCCGTCCGTTTAATGTCTTTTTTTGAGGGAGCGGTAAGCTATCAAGATATCAAGCTGATGCCTTTGTCGGAACTGTTTGCATTACAAGAAGAAGCTAACGACATTAGCAAAGAGCGTGAAGCCGAAATAAAGAGGTCGAAACGTGGCAAATAAAGTTTCATTTATCATTCAACTTCAAAACCGATTCTCTAGGGAAGCCGACAAGATCCGCCGAGCAGTAGAAGGCATGGTTAAGGGGTTTAAGAAATTTGATCGGAAACTCAAGAAAACAGGTATCAAACTAGCACGGCTAGGGAAGAAAGCTAAAGTTGCCGGAAAGAAGCTTGCCCAATTCGGTAAAGCCCTAACTACTAAAGTAACCCTCCCCCTAGCGGCATTTGGCACCGTAGCTCTGGTGCAATCCGCAAAACTAGAAACCTTAGCCACATCCTTCGAAACAATGACTGGAAGTGCGGCCAAAGGTCAAAAATTACTAAAACAACTGGTCCGGTTCACAGCTACGACTCCATTTCAATTGGAAGGTGTGGCGAAATCAACTAAAACGTTACTCGCTTTTAAAGTCCCCCTCGAGAAGATGTTACCTACCCTTAGGATGCTCGGGGACATTGCTGCAGGAACAGACGCGCCTCTATCGGATATTGCCCTAATTTTCGGTAAAGTTCGTGCAAAGGGTAAGCTGATGACCGATGAACTGCTACAACTGGCAGAGCGCGGGATCCCCATCATTGACTTGCTTGCAGATAAATTTAACCGATCTAAATCTGAAATATTTGAACTGGCGTCTCAATCAAAGATTAGCTTCAACATAATGGAATCCGCACTTAAAGACATGACGTCTACTGGCGGGATCTTTTTTAACCAAACCAAGCGCCAGTCCGCAACCCTAGCCGGTCTGTTTTCAACTCTCAAAGATAATATAGGTCTTACGTCAGGAGTGTTTGGTGACATCATTGTTGATGTGTTTGGATTAAAAGAGGGATTAGGCGATTTGAGTGAGTTTTTTGGAGAGATGAGAGAAAGTGTCCGGGAATTTGCGAAAGAACGTCCGACCCTAACAAGAATTATTGTCATAATAGCTGCACTGATCGCAATACTAGGCCCCGTTCTGCTAGTCGTGGGGCAAATGGTTATAGCTTTTGGGGCGTTAACACTTGCCAGTGGGATCCTTGGAATTTCATTTAGTGCAATGCTTGCGCCGATATTACTAATTATAGTTGCAGTGGGGCTTATGATCACCGCAGGGGTTTTGATTGTTGAGAACTGGGACGGTATTAAAGCGGGTGCAAAGTTACTATGGGAAGACGTGTCAATGTTCTTTTCCCGGATGATTGACTCTGTTGTTGCCTTTGGCAAGGAAGTTATCAATAGTGCGTTGGCCCCTATAGATTTTATAAGTAATAAGATTGCTGGCGTCGGCCGAGATATCGCATCTCTTTTTTCTTTTGGAGAATCTGAACTTGAAGTGAAGCACGGAATGACTCAAAGGACTCAAACCGATGTGAACATAAACCTACGAGCGCCGGAGGGCGTTATAGAATCTATCAAGAGTAGAACATCAGGTAACCGTTTAGGTTTAAACATGGGCGTTAATATGGCAACCATAAACTAATGGCAGATTCGACAAGAATACTCGACGGGTTCTTTAAAGGCATTCCGATTAGGATCGACTCCGGGTTGGTTAACGGCGGTCGCAAAACCTCTAAAAAAGAATTCCCGAACCGTGACACCCAGACCATTGAGGACCTGGGCCTACGCCCGCGCACCTACAACTTAGCTATTGTGATCGCCCCGCGGACTACCGTGTCCGGTAGCGCCACTAACACGCTGCAGGGCTATTTCGAGTACCGCGACGCCATCATTGCGGCTATTGAGAGCAAAGGTCCCGGCGAATTAATACACCCTTTATACGGACGTATCGAGAATGTCGTAGCGACGACTTACAGTATCAATGAGGATTTTACCAACTTTGGCCGATCCCGTTTAAATGTAACCTTTGAAACCTCGAGCGATACCGGAATTCCTCGCCAAACGATTACCGCTCTATCTCAATTAACCCAGTCAAACAATGCAGTCAACGCGGCAGTCAACGCGGACATTACTGATAACTTTTCAGTGCTAACTAAATTTACTAATAACTTCGGGGATGCCGCGGATAAGATAAACGAGATAATCGACGCTGCAGTTGCGGCCACTTCGTTCCTTGGTGCCGAAGCTGACAAGATTAATGAGTTTAACAGCTTCATTGGTGAATTATCAGCCGATGTTAATAGCCTGATTACCAATCCGTCAGACTTGGCAACTAGCATCAATAACCTATTTTCTAACATCGATGGGTTGTTTGGCACAGTTGAAAACACCGCCAAAGCATTCGCGGGTCTATTCGGGTTTGGCGGCAGTGATGAAGATGATATCTTGCCTACGACTGCGGGTCGCATTCAGCGCATACAGAACCGAGCTGTCCTGAACGGCGCTGTTAATGCCTCCGCACTAGGCTACGCCTATGTTAATGTCTCACAAACACAGTTTCAGAATGTGCGCGAGATCGAAGAAGCCGCAGACGACTTAGAGATTCAGTTTCAGCAAGTAATGATTTCAGGATCGTCTGATGAAGTAATCTCTGCTGTGACCGACATGCGCGTAACTGTCCAACAGTTTTTTGACGAACAGAAAATTACACTTAAGCAGATCATTGAAGTTAATGTTTATACCACCCCGGCCAGGGTGTTGAGTTACCAGTACTATGCGGAGTCGACTAGCGCCGAACAGATCCTCGAGTTGAACAGCATAACCGACGTCTCTTTTGTCGACGGAACTGTGGAGATCGTGACAGCATGACGATGGTACTCGAGGTTAACGGTGTTCAATACGATAATTTCACCGCAGCCAGTTGTGAGATACGACTAGACGCGCTATCAAACACCTTCAGCTTTGAGGCGGTAGCCGCCGAGGGGGCAGCATTGCCGTTCAAAGGCGGTGAGGCATGCCGGGTTATTGTTAACAGGCAGGCGGTGTTAACTGGGTTCATTGAGATAGAGCGGTAATCGTTTGGCGAGGAATTCCGGTATCGCTCGAGGTTTCAAAGGTTACATTTAAACGGGATCGGCCAAAGTTGGTAAAATCCTCATTGAT